AATGACTTTATAGATCATTACCAGAACTTTAGTCCTGCATACTTTAGTCAAGTTATGGATAGGTACAAGAAAAAAGCAAACGAAGTAAGAAAAATGATGCCACAAGAACGAGTTGAAGCAATCCCACACTTAACCGATTTAGAGATAATAGATTACAGTTATCAAGAGTATAAGGTTCTGGAAAATAGAACTTTCGACAGGTTGTTTAACCCATTAAGTGTATTTACAAAGCTTAATAGTACAGGCATTAAGGTATGGACAAAAGAAGATGGCGCACTTGCTAAAAAGAAACTTATGGAGATTATTACTTACAAAGCTAATAAAATGGACATCATAAGCGCAAAGCAGTACCGAGACGAGTGGACTCAGCAATGGTTAAAAAACCAAGCAAGAGCCGTAGCCGTAGCTTTATTTTTTGAGGAACAAATAAAATTTGGTAAAGTTTCATTTTCTTAATATAGTTTTGCTTTATGACCGCAAATGAATTAACCAAAGAAGCAATAAAGACCTTAAATAAAAACGGGTGTTTTGTATGGCGCAATAACAATCTTGCGGTTAGAGGGCGCACATTTATAGGTCTTAAGGGTGTTCCAGATGTTGTAGGATTTCACACTCAAACAGGTGTAGCGGTTTACTGCGAGACAAAAGCGATAGGAGATAAACTTAGCAGCTACCAAATAGCATTCTTAAACTTAGCAAAAACGGCAAATTGTTTTTGTTACATAGCAACCGAAGATAACGGCAAACTAACCTTAAAAGAATATGAACAAGAATAGCATCATATTAGAACTTTGGGAAAGCCGAGAACTAAAGGAAGCAATAGACAAGATGCAGCCTGAAGACCTGAGAGAAGATTTAAGAAGTGAACTATTTAAGGTGTTATGCGAAATGGACGAGGAACGGATAATTGATATGCGAACTCGAAATGTATTAAAGTTCTACTTGGTTAGAACAATGATTAATATGATGCAAAGTAATACAAGCCAATTTTATCGAACTTACCGAAAGCCTTTAGAAGTAGAACTTGTGGTACATGATAGAGACGAAGATTTACTAAACAAAGTAGAAGACGAACTATCCAAGATGCACTGGTACAAAGCGGAACTATTACGAGTGTACGCAATTAAGCATAATTGTAACGCTAAAGAACTTAGTAGGGTTACCGGAATACCTTATATGTCAATCCATAGGGAACTTAAATTAACTAAACGAGAACTTAAAAAACAACTACGCAAATGATAATTATAACAGCGATATGCTTTGCAATATTCTTTGTAGAGATACACCAATTTCATAGAAAGTGGAAATTAGATTTCAAGCCTTTTAGTTGCACGAGTTGTTTAGCAGCTTGGACAGGTTTAGTTTTATATTTACTACCTGTAATATGTACCGATATTATTGCGTTTGTATTTATACCAGGAGTATTAGCACCTTTACTATCTAAACTAATGTGGAACTTATGGAAATAGATCACAGAAATTATTTAGACCTACATAGACCTAATTACGAAATGGTGCAGAATGGTTATGTAAGGAATATAGATTTAGACATCTTAAAAATGTACGAGCATATATACCGCAAGTATATGAGTCCAGATTTCATATTGACAGTATGGTGTAGCCATTGTATATTTGATATGATAAAACGTTTGTACGAATGGTACGATTTACAACCTAAACCAAAAAATAAAAAAAAGAATGGCTAATTTTATCCACCCTACCGCTATCATTGGCGATAACGTAATTATCGGAGACGGAAACTACATTGGTGCTTATTGTATTATTGGCGACAAAGGAGAGCATAAAAAGTTCTGGAATAAAGAAATAGGCAAAGTTTATATAGGCGATAACAATGTTATTACAGGACTTGTAACAATAGATGCAGGAACTGAGATTGATACCTTTATTGGAAATAATTGTTTCATAATGAAACACGCACACATCGGACACGATTGCACAATTTTAGATAATGTTACTATAAGTTGCGGAGCAAAAATAGGTGGGCATTCTATTGTAGACAAAGGTGCTAATATAGGACTTAACGCAGTTCTGCACCAGTTTGCAAATGTAGGCGAGAATTGTATGATTGGCGCAAGTGCCTTTGTTAAAGGAGATGCAAAAGCAAATACTAAATATGCAGGAGTACCTGCAAGGGAAATAGGCTCAAACATAAGATAATGAAAGTAGCAATCTTATTACTTGCACAAAACAGACACGACTTAACACAGCGTGTAATTAACCAAAACTTTTTTAATAGTGGTTACAATGCGGACTGCTTCTTAATAGATAACGGAAGCGATACGCACGAAACTTTTAACTACCCGTTTGCTGGTTATGACTTATCAAAAGAAAAGCGAGGCATAGCAGCAGGAGTAAACGCAGGGTTACGCATAACCCAGGAATATGATGCGGTTTGTTTATTAGCCAATGATATTTTATTACCACAAGATTGGTTAGCTAAGTTTGTTTTGTTTGCACAACGAATAGAAAAGACAGGCATAATTGGAATACATTGCGTAGAAGATTTACCGCCAATAGTAGACGGAGTACATAAAACGCATACCCCTTTTGGAGATAACTTTATTACCCGTGAACTAATAGATGCGGTCGGCGGTTACAATACCGAGTACGACCCTTATGGAATGCAGGATAGAGATTACGGAGAACGAGCAACTATATCAGGCTTTACTAACTACTACCTGCCGGATATGAGGTCAGAACATATAGGACACGATGTCGGCAACGGAACGGAGTACAGAAGAATGAAAGACGAAAGTTTGGCACGGGCGCAAAGCGTATGGGAGAAATACCAAGACATATACCACAACCAAAAGAATATAAGATGCGAATACTTTGTATAACTTCTGCTAACTCAGGTGTAGGACTGCACAGAATAATGATGCCGATAGTACACTTAGAAAAAGAATACGCACTTATTACCGATGTATTAAATGACGAACTACTTGAGCAGGGGTGGGATATTGTGTTAATGAATAGAATGCTTAACGAGATAGATGCAAAGCAAATGGACACCTGGCGCACTAAGTATGGCTTCAAGTTGGTAGTGGACAATGACGATTACTGGGAACTAAACGAAAGCCATTTATTGTATTTAAGATATAAGCTCAACAATATACCTAAACTAATTACCGATTACTTAAAGATAGCAGACCTTTGCACCTGCACACACGAAAGGTTAGCAGGGGAGATAACACCATACAATAAGAACGTTCAAATATTACCAAACGCTTTACCTTACGGGCAAGAGCAGTTCCAGGATAACAAGACTGAAGATTGCAAGGTCAGGTTGTTTTGGTCAGGTAGCGGAACGCACGAGCGAGATTTAGAAATACTTAGGCAGCCGTTCAAACGTTTGCAAGGTATGAATATAAGAACTGTAATAGCAGGTTACAATGACGGCGAGAAACCGATATGGGATAAAATGATTGATGCCTTCACTTGTGGTTTAAAGCTAAACCCTACGATCTATAACTATGCAAAGATTACGGAATATATGGGAGCATATACGGACTCAGACATTTCAGTTATACCATTAGTAGATAACAAGTTCAACGCTATGAAGTCCAACCTTAAAGTATTAGAAACGGCTTCTAAAAAGAACCCTGCCATAGTTAGCCACGTTAACCCTTACTTAGATATGCCCGTACATTACGTTAAAAGCCAAAAGGATTGGTACAAACATATAAGAGATTTGGTAAGCGATGCGGATATGCGTAAGGAAAGCGGACAAAAGCTATTTGAGTTCTGCGAAAAGAAGTATAACTTTGACGAGATAAATTTAGACCGAAAGTATATTTATAGTAAACTATGCCAGTAATAAAATGCTCAAACGGAAAATATAAGATAGGTAACGGCGGTTGCGTATTTGAAACCGAAGAAAAAGCTATGAAGGTTTGGAAAGCTATTCTAGCAGGTGGAAAGTTTGCCGAAAGTTATACCGACTATCCTGAGTCAGCTACTAACAATGCAAAGAGGGCAATAGAATGGGCAGATAAAAATGGTTGGGGTTCGTGCGGAGAAGCAACAGGCAAGGCAAGGGCAAGACAGTTGGCAAATCGTGAGCCTATTAGTAGAGATACTATTGCTCGTATGGCTTCATTTAAAAGACATCAACAACACAAAGATGTACCTTATAGCGAAGGTTGTGGCGGTTTAATGTGGGACGCTTGGGGTGGGACGAGTGGTGTTGAATGGGCAATTAACAAACTAAAAGAGATTGACAAAGATAAGTTTGAGGTTGGAGTTCCGCATTATTTAGCAGATGGCACTTTATACACTGGACCAACTCATAAAGACGCAAGTGGCAAACTAATGACAGGTGCGGTACATACAGAAGATAGCCAGTACTTATATCATAAAGAAGATTTAGCTGAGGTTGGCGAAAGGGGTGGCATCAAAGGGAGTCCCAAAGCTCCAAAGTCAGATACTAAAAACCCTAATCCAAAAGGAGAAGGAACTGCAAAAGGAGATGCTTCTGGTAAAGGTGGGGCAAAGGTAACCGCAGAACAAGAAAAAACTTTACAAAATAAAGTAGATGATTTCAACAAAAAAGAAAGCAATACTAAAAACGGAAGAGCAGGACTTGGAGCATTGAAGTCGGTATTTCAAAGAGGACTTGGAGCATATAACACATCAAGAAGTCCTGTTGTAAAGTCAGCCGAGCAATGGGCGTATGCGAGGGTAAATGCTTTTTTATATTTGTTAAAAAATGGTAGACCTGAAAACTCAAAATATACAACCGATTATGACTTGTTGCCAAAGGGACACCCAAAGGCTGATAAATAATTTGCATAGTTAAATTTTTTAATTATTAATCAACGGAAAATTTAATGGGGAAGCTATGCAGAAACACACACAAATATATTTGCAGGGAATGGGGTATAAAAAAACCGACTTCATTCCTTGCGAAGTGTGTGGCTCACAAGCGGTAGACGTACATCATATTGAGGCGAGGGGTATGGGTGGAAGTAATGACAAGGACACAATAGAAAACCTTATGGGTTTGTGTAGAAAGTGCCACATAGAATACGGAGACAAAAAACAATATAAAGAGTTTCTAAAAGACATACACGCAAAGAATTATGGCAAAGATTAAAGAGAACAATAACAAAGTTAGCTTTGGCAAACGCAAAAGAGGCTCTGCAAAGAAGTCCTTTAATAAGCATAACCCAAGACCTAAAGATTACAAAGGACAAGGAAGATGAGAAAGTTAAACGCTATATGGCTACTCTTAACACATAAAGCTTACTTCGTGGCAGTATGTAAGACAGGTATGAATGGAGACGATATGACTACAATAGGTAATTACACCTATGCAATGGCAGAAACTTTAATCAATAAGCACATAGCAGACGTAGATACTTACTTAGATCAAGAAGACGCAATAGACGAAGCAAACGATATAATTAACGGAATACTATGATATTACTATCAAGCCAAATAGAGAGCATAGCCTCACGCAAAGACAAAACAATAAAACTAACATTAGCAACCCAGGAACTAAGTCCTAAAGATGCTGCTTCTTTATTTCAGCTTAACCAACAGTTCTGCTACTTAGCAATTAAAGAAGAGCCATTTAGCAAAGAAGAGCAAGACATAGTAGAAAACTTAAAAGCAGACGTAGATACATTTAAGACACCAAGTCAAAGACTTAGAGGCATCTTATACAGAACATACGAACAAGACAACGAAGGGTACAAAGATTTTAACACATATTACTTATCCGTAATGGATAGGATATGTCAACACTATAAAAACAAAATAGATGGGTAGGCATAAAGCAATTGAGACACCTGAATTAATGCTTCAATACTTTACTGAATATTGCGAGTATTGTAAAAGCAATCCTATTAAAGTACACGACTTCGTAGGTAAAGATGGTGACGAAGTTTACAGACTTAGAGAAAGACCTTTGACAATAGAAGGTTTTGAAAACTACTGTTATAATCAAGGGGTTATATCAGATTTAGGTAAGTATTTTGCTAACACAGATAATGCTTATGAGGATTTTCGCACTATCTGTTCGCGTATTAGAAAAACAATTAGACAAGATCAAATCGAAGGGGGAATGGCAGGGGTTTACAATCCAAGCATAACTCAGCGATTAAATAGCTTAGTAGAGAAGTCAGAAAACAAGCACGAAGTAAGTGAGATTAAAATAACTTACGATAGATAATGCAGACAGTAGGCTTGAAATTACATAACCCACACCCAGCGCAAAAGCAAGTAATTGAATGCGATAGTAGGTTTATTGTAATGATGGCAGGTAGAAGGTTTGGTAAGTCATTGATTAGCCAAACGATAAGCATAGATACTGCGGTCAATAAAAAGCGTGTAGCTTACATTACCCCTACTTACCAATTAGGTAAGATATTCTTTAAGGAGATAGTAGACCTATTACCACCTGAGATATATTCTAAGAACGAGAGCGACCTGGTTATTACTTTCATAACGGGTGGGAGTATACGCTTCTTTACGGGCGAAAGGTTAGACAATCTTAGAGGTTTAAAGTTTCACTTAGCAGTAATAGACGAGGCTTCCTTTATACCTAACTTAGAAGACGGGTGGCTAAACTCAATAAGACCTACCTTAACTGACTATAAGGGTAAAGCTATATTCCTTAGCACCCCAAAAGGTAAAAACTACTTCTTTAGTTTGTTTAGCAAAGCCGAACCGGATTGGCAAAGCTTTAAGTTTACTACATACGATAACCCTTACATAGACCCTAACGAAATAGACGATGCTCGTAAGCAATTGCCTGAGGTTGTATTTGAGCAGGAGTATATGGCAAACCCGGCTGAGAACGCAGCAAACCCATTCGGAAGTCAACATATACGCAAGTGCTTACACCCTGTTACAACAATGCCGGTAGTAGCTTATGGGATTGATCTAGCCAAGTCGGTCGATTGGACTGTTATCGTAGGCTTAGACGAAGACGGAAATGTGGCTTATTTTGACCGCTTTCAAATGGATTGGCACAATACCAAGCAAACTATCCTTAGGCTGCCTAAATGCCCTATCCTTGTCGATAGTACGGGGGTTGGAGACCCTATCTTAGAAGACGGGTGGCTAAACTCAATAAGACCTACCTTAACTGACTATAAGGGTAAAGCTATATTCCTTAGCACCCCAAAAGGTAAAAACTACTTCTTTAGTTTGTTTAGCAAAGCCGAACCCGATTGGCAAAGCTTTAAGTTTACTAC